TAAAGTCCATTCCCATCAAATTAACGAGTTCTTCTTCAGTATTAAAACCAGTTTTTATGGAATTTTTTAACTTTTCCTTAAATTCTGACCAATCAGTAAATTTTATCGAATCATTGAATTGACCATATCTTTCATTCAAAAATTCTGAGAATGAATACAACATAAGAAAGATTTTTTCTTTATATATTAAAAATTTTTGTAACCTTTTTGAATATCTGATGTCAAATGGACAAAACAAAAAAGAGATTATGAAAAAAATTATAGTATTTTTGATGTTAATGTTTATTGGAAGTATAACATTAGCTGATGGAGACAAATCAACAAAATCAGAAGTAATTATTACCACTACTATAACAAAAGAAATCAACATTGATATATTGAAGCCAATAGTACCATTGGAAGCCACCTTTGATGAGGATTCTCTTGATTCGATTAATATATATTCTTTAAGACCAACAACCCCAAAAGAAGCAACCTTTGATGATGAAAAATAAAGATCTAAATGATGATTTTTTAAAAAACCTTTTTCAAAAAACACCAGAATGTTGTCCATCTGATGATTTTGTAGAAAAGGTTATGAATGCTTGTTGTACCGTTGAAGTAAAACAAACATTCAATATTTTTGTGTGGTTAAGAGAAAAACAATCTAAGCTGGTGATAAGTATGACTACTGGTATAATACATTCTTTCGATAATATGTTGAAAGACTATAAACTGGTCACTCAAATTCCCCAACCAATTCAGCAATCAATTTAGATTCCTCACTTTTTAATTCATCCAGAACAGCCCCATCTTTTAACATGAATTTTTTATATTTCTGTCTATCGTCATAGATAAGGCTCATAACCTGATTTACTACTCCAATTTCATTACGGAATACAGCCCCATTTAATAGAACAATGTCGGTTGGTTCAATTTCAATTTTCTTATTATTGAATATGGCATATTTCTTATCACTCGAAATGATACCTTTATAACTATCGACAGAGATATTGAACATTATCATACAGGTTGGATACAAACTCTTAAAGTCATAACAGGGTGTCCAATGGCTCATACCTTTAACTGGTTCTTTAACATAACCACCCAAAACACCTTCAACATCCACTACATTTTCAGAACGGTCTAATCTACAAAGAACAACATTCTTCTCTTTTTTCAGTTTTCTTCTTAAAATTCCCTCTGTTACAGGTAAGGTACTGTATGAATCCCCAATTTTTACTCTCGAAAGAGTTGAAATACCATATAAAATATTGATCAATTTTGTCTTTTCATGAATCTTTTGAACAAGTACGGAGTCAACCGCGTTATAATAAACGAATTTCTTATAATCTGTATTATATAAGGTTTTAAGACTTCCTTCATAATTAACTTTCTTAACTCCAAGAACATTATCAGATACGAAGTCCAGACTAATTGATTCCTTAACTCTAATGGATGTATCCCATTTTTTGAATAGTTCCATATAGTCAACAACCATTCGATGAGCTGGTAATTCACAATATGTCTTTTTTTCCATATCCCAAGGTTCTCTCAGTAATTTTGTTACTGAAGCTACACTCGGATCTATTCCAAGTTTACGAGCTCTATTAACAAGAAAAACCCAGTCATATTCGGTAAAATTCCAACCAGTTAAAACTGGCATTCTCGGAACAAATTTCACAAAGAAATTCAATAACATTTCATATTCACTTTTGAAATGAATATATTTGAACTGATAAATAGTTCCGAATTTGGCGAAATAATTATTTATATCTTCTTCAATGGATTTGGAAATAACTTCAGATAATTCCTGAGTCCCCATTACCAGAACTTTATCTTTATTGACAATGGAAATGGATTGTATGGCACTTTCAGCTAAATGAGGAGCTGGTTTTTTGTCTATAATTTCATTTTCAATATCGATGAAAAATATATCAGGTTCATTATATTGAAAAATAATATCCTGTTCTTCCTGAGGTAATTCATCTATGTAATCATAGACGGAATAACGATTTGGATTTTTGGTGGGAACTGATTTAACTGATCGCCCATCCCATGTAACATACTTTCCATCTCTTTGATGGTCATCGTCATCACAGGTAATATATTTGGTGGCATTGGGCCACTTATAATATCTTAATTTTACTTGTTTACTACTATCTACATGAGATACAATAAGTGTATTATTTCTGTATTCGTAATCTACTAACAATCATTCGGTTATTATTTTTTGGAATTTATTAATTAAAACTTAGACTTTTATATCCAAATCTTTAACCTTTTGTTTTAATAATTTTGGAAAAAGTTTCATTTGTACCCAGAAATCATTTTCAAGATCATCATATTCTTTCAAGTCATATTCGGCTTCTAATATCATATTATTAATCTTTTCATCCTTGGGTAAATCATTCAACTTTTTTAATATTATTTTAATATTATTCTTTTGTGTTTGAATTGTTGAATATGTATTAAAAAAAGATGGAAAATCATTATTGATTTTTTTGGAATTTATAAGGTCATTCAATACTCCACATTTCTCATATTCTTCAGTTTCTATGAATATTTTATATGAATAAATCAGATCTTGCTCGTTTAACAAAAACTTATTTTCTTTTATAAGCAATATAATATAATTCGCTATATCTAATTCTTTATCCATTTTTATGAAGTATTACTGGTTCAAGTTCAATAAGTCTTTCTCTCAATTCGAGATTCAACTTATAATATTCTCTTAATCGTTCTTCGAGTTCTTCCCTTGTCATTTCAGGTAAAAGAAGTTCGAATGTATCCATTTCTTCTTTCTGGTTCATTTTTCAGATTTTTCTATTTCGTCAATTTCTTTTTGTTTCAATATGATAAGATTATCTATTTCTTTCAATTCATTTTTTATTTTTATCATCTCTTTTATATCTTCTTGAATAGAATGAATATTATCCCAAAAATCTTTTTCGTACTTTTGAAGATCATTCAATATTTTTTCAATTTTCAATATAAGATTCTTTTTATCTTCGAAATCCTCTGAATTTTTTAATTCATTAAGATCTTTTAATTGTCTATTACATATATTTCTCTGTTCATTGATCCATGTATATTCATCAATATATGATTCCTCCTCACTATCGAATTCTTTAATCTTTATGAATTCATTCAAAATAGAGCATTTTTCATATTCCTCTAATTCGAGGAAATAATTATATGCAAAAATTAAATCCTTTTCACTTACAGTTGTAACCTTTGATAATGAAAAAATGAAATTTATTAATTCGTTCATTTCAATAAACTTTTAAACAAATCCAATTTCTTTTTAGCATTTACTTCACCAGAATTAAAATCACCAGCCAATTCACTTCCGTAACTATTCCATGCTGATACAGCGGAATCATGTTCTTTTTCATATTCTTTTTCCAATTTTGGAATTTCTATTTCTATATGAGTACGGAAATGTTTTTGTAATAATATTTTTAACTCTTTACTGAATTTCTCAGAACATCTATATTCGGTATCAATTACCTCGATATTAGTAAATTGTTTTTCCTCTAACATTTTATTTAAAATCTTATCGGATTGAATCGAATTATTTTTTGTTTGAGTGTAAAGATTGATCAGATCTTCAAATGCTGTAGTTTCTTTTGTTTCTTTTTCCATATTATTATTGATATATTTTTATCACCGATGATTTAAATTCTTCGATAGATTGAAATTGGACATTATGACCACCAACTCTAAAATCAAGTAAATCATCTTTGATATTAAAAGTATGAGTGAACAACATAGTTTCTTTATCGAAAACACCAGATTGTTTTTTCATATACCAAATTTTATTATTCTTAAATTGTGGTGTTTGGATTTGACATTCGATTAATTGTTTATCTGGAATTTCTATGTTCTTCATATGCTTTAATTATTTTATTGAGAATAAATGCTTCCATATCTATCATACATTTTCCATATCCATCTGGAGTTTTTTCAGTAAAATTAGAAGCGGTATCAGCTACGGCATCATGTGAGATAGACATTGTAAAATCATTTATAGTAAAATGAAACATTCCGAATTGATATGGATCAAAAAGAATTTTATATCCACCAAATTCAATTTCTTTTTTCATTTACTTTTTTTATTTTTCGCTGTTATAAGATCATGAATAGCCTTAATAATTTTGGCATAAAATTTATCCAAATTGTAAACTATTTCTTGTTCTGGTCTTGCTAATTTGGTTTGAATTTCGACATCGGATATTCTCTCATATTCTTCATCACAACCTATTACTATTTTTGTCGGTTGAGATGTACCATGTTTACCAAGTTCATATAATACAATTGGATTTAGAGATCCTTTGGAGAACCAAAAAACAATAATATCAGATTCTCTTAATCCCTTGTATTCCCATGTTATTTGTTCTACACTGGCATTGGGATCATCAATCGGGAAATTTTTTCTACGGGGGTTAAGTACTGTAACTTGATCTAATAAATATTTATCATATTCTTTTTTTTCAGCTTTCATTTTTTCAATGAGTTCAGCCTGCCAATCTGGACAATTGGTTATACCACCAGCCAAAAATAATTTTAATTCATTTTCTTCCTGTGGCTTATTCGGGGCTTCTATAATTTCTAACATATTTAATATTTTTTGTTTTTATATTCGAAATATGTCGAAATGTTTATTTTAATATTAAATACAAAAAATTAATTATGGCTGATATGATAATAGTAACTGAACAAAGTGTCGGAATATATATTCCTATTACTTTTCTTCTTCCATTTCCTGATAAATCATCTATGATTGTAGCTGGGTGTGATTCGTCTTTATGTAGGTCATCGATTATGAAATTCAATTTCTTCTGATTCCATCTGAGTACACCAGAGAACATAGTTGTAATTATGGCCCCAAAAATAAGTATCACTTCACCAATCCACACACTTTTAGCACCACTAAAACCAGCTATCGTAATAGAAAAAAAGATCAAAAAGTAGTTAAATCTTTGACATAAAAGATTTTCAATGAACATTCTCTCTTGGCTCATATCCCATACTGGAGATAATTTATCTCTATCAGAAGCCTTGATTGGTTTATGTTCTCTTAGTTCATTCATCATCATCTGGATTAAAACTCACGACATCACTCGGTATTTCTTCTGTCAAATCTTTAAAATCTTCATTTTCTTGGTCGTAAGTACAACAAATAGCAATTAAATCAAAACGAAGATTCTCCAAATCTTTTTCGATATCTTGAGCTTCTATCTTAACATTTTTAGATTTATAACTACTCAGTTCCTCCAAATAATCTTTCCTCAAAGAATTATTTAATTTTTCAACAAGACTGATATAATTAAAAAGAGCTTGTTTTCTTACATTATTAAAATTTATATTCATTCCTACTGTTTTCTTTTCGATCATACAAACATTTTTAAAACATCAAAACCACTATCATAACGGACACCACAACGAATCAGATAAATGATTTCATTTTCTATTCGTGTAATATTATCAGACCAATCTATCCATTTTAATTCCTGTAATTCCATTAAATATATTTCATCGTGTTCCGCCCCTCTGATAATATCTTTATTTCTATGTTCATCCTTTAATAATAAATTAGAAATAAGTTTGAATGCACATAAATCGGGAGATTCCGAAAATTTTTCATCAAGAGGAATTCTATCAAATTTCAGATACTCATCCTCGTGTTTTTTAAATAGTTCAATAATTTTTTCTCGTTCCATATTATTTCATATTTATAGACCAACATGAAGTTTTCATATTTAATTGTCCTGTTTTATTTTTTATTTTTAACCACACAGAATCTTTTAATCGTCTTGATTTTTTACCAATAATTAGATGAAATATATTTTTATATTTTTTCACAGTAACATCTTCCACTGTTCTTCCATCTAAATCATAGTCTTTTAACCACGAATCATTCCACCAATAATAACCCATTCCATAATAATAAAAATGACGATAATAAGTTTTTATGGCTGTAACTTCAAGTATACCATTATCATCATTTATAGTGACATTTTCCAAGACTTCTTCATTGTAATATTTTTTATCACTTAATAGAAAACAATCTTGTCCACCATGAAAATCATATATTCCGTACTTAGTTTGTTTAATCATATATTATTATTTAAAATTTCACCTAAATTTCTACTTCTTTTCTGATTCACTCTAGCTTCATCCTCAATCCAATAATCATAAAAATCACCATCGTCCAGAATGTAATTCATAATTGCTTGATGATGATAATAATCGAAATTTATAACACTTCTTATCATTTCATCATCTGACCACGGCTGTTCCTTATCACGAATTATTCTTTTAGATACTCCAACTATTGTATCTCCGGGTGTTGTAGGGGTAACACTGAACCAACCAAATAATTCACCTTCTTGTATATCATTCTTATCCTGAGTCTTAAATAACTTACCATCCCTCACCACATATTTCCATCTGTATCCATCAAATGGTCTATCATTCATATTTAATACCTCGACTATCATACTAATTTCATTTTTAATCCCATTTTTTGCATTTTCAAAACCACTTCTGCGTTTCCCATAGCATCATCTACTGGATGATGTGAATGTTTTGTTTCTCTCAGATGTTTCCATTGTGTATAAACATCCATTTTCATACCACAATATAAATCACCGATCCTTCTTCCACTCCATCCAAAAGGATTATCTTCTAAATACCAATGAAAATACCAATCAATCCATTTCCAATCATAGGCTAAATTATCTGACATGAAAACTGGTTTACCCACATTGGTTTTTTTAATCCATTCGAAGAATTTTATCATTGTTTCTTTTGGATCATCAAATTTCAAATGTTCTTCTCTGGAAAAACCACTTATCGCCAAGGCGTCTGGTTTCCATAATTCAGAGATTGGTTTAGTCGTTCCATAGAAAGTATCAGATAATCCAATTTTTACTTTAACTACACCAAAACATACCATTGAATACTTCGGTGGAATTGGTCCATCTGATTCAACATCTATTACATAAAAACTCATAACTCTTAATAATTAAATGACCTAAATTGATTTAATTGAGTGTCCCAATCCATTGAAAGATTATACACTTCCATAACACTTTGCATGTCTTTTCCATTGTATTCTTCCTTTACTTTATGGACATCTTCATTCGAATGAACAAAAACTGGATAATCATCATAATCGAAAGTATCACATACTACAATCATGTGAGTTGCTTTTTCTTTTTTCCCTCTTTTTAACCATCCTTTAATTTCTTCTTGTGTTGTCATAATTCATTTTCCTTTTTTGCTATTAAATCACCTAAAATATAAATTCTATCCCCATCAGCTGGATGTTTGTCAATTATAAAGAAATACCATTCATTCAATTTATTCTTTATATCCGCTTTTATCATAAACTCTATTGATTCTTTGGTATATTTATTCCATCTTTCTAATTCTAATTCTTTTGTTAAACCATAGAAAAAATTTATCAATTCTTTTTCTTTTTCCTTAGAATAATCCCCAATTTTAAATTTACGAGAATAAATGGGGTTTGTCATATAATATAGACCTAATGATAGTGGTGATACTTCCGTAAAATTATATTCTTTAAGTATTCTGTTTTTATTGTTCAGAAACCATTCCCAATCTTCGGCCTCTGTTTCATTTAAGAATCTTTTTTCATCTTTGGTAATGAAGTAATCAGTTATGATTGGTTTAAAAAACCAGCCTCTACTTTTCTTTTCTGTTATTTTTTTCATAAATTAATCATTTGGATTGTGATTCTTTATACATCTTTCAATATCTTCTTCTGACCATAATTGATCCTCTCTAAACTCTTTTATAATACGAACACTTATTGATTGGTAATGACGATTATATTTTTTCAATAAATCTTCAATGATTTTTTTAAACTTTTTTTGATTTTTTGTATTTTCTCCGTCAACATAAAAATCATATCCAAGAGTTGGTGGCCCCCCACATTTAATATCAGCGTAATCATTCATTCCACAAAAAACATCGAAATGGTAAGCTGACACAAGATTAACTGTTTTTTTCATAGTTATAATTTTTATCATGAATAATATACAAAAAATATTTCAGAAATAAAAATTTATTTGATATTTTCTAATTTATTCACATCAAGTTTCATGGAAAAACTTTTAATCACATCACCATCTATAATAGCGAATGAGTCTTGTGGATAAAATTTATAATCTCTTGCTATCGAATTAAATTTATGTTCGATTTCAGAAGATGTCATTCTATTAATGAATATTTCACCATCCATTACTTCTTGATAAATGACTAAAAATGTTCTTTCTTTTTCTTTCTTTTTCATATCTATTATATCATTTTTTCACAACAAAGTTTTGAGCAAAAAAAAGTCGGAACTGAGTCCGACTTTTTTGTATATGGTAATTAAACCTACTATTAGATTAAGTAACCATGTGTATCAGTAACTTTAATACTCATGTATTGTTTTTCTGGGAAGAAACCGATATCAGATACTGCGTATCTTGAACGGATTAACATTCTTGGTGCCCATGTTGCTTCACTGATTAAACTGATAGACTGTGCCATCAAATAAGGAATGAAAACAAGACCCGGCTGGTCAATTGTGTTCTTTCTTCCTACGAAGATTTGATTGTCATCCCATCTCATGTAAGGATCTACATAAATTTGGATGTTACCGATGTTACCCATTGGGTATAACTGACCGTTGGTGTTTAATTTACCAACATTGGTTGGGTTAAGTGTGTAACCAGCGATATCTTGTAATACGGAAGCGATGTTACCGTTTGTTACTAAATATTGAGCTGGTCCAATTCTACCATCAGTAGCGATGAAGTTAGAAGCGTTGTTGATCTTGGCAACTAACTTTCTTTGAATTGTGTGGGTTGTTTCACCACCCGGTGCGTAACCAGTTGCTGACAAGTAGGTATCAACATTGAAGTCAAATTTACTTGTTCCGTCTGCGTTCTTTGGACAGGTGTTTGAAATTCTGTTCTTAGCTGCCAAACTTCTGATCTTAGCTACGATTTCTTTTGAAATAACCTGAGTTAATTCATTGATAAGAACACCTTCCAATTTCTGAACGATGTCCATTCCAGTAGCGGCTTTAATATCCTCAATTTGAGTTCTCTTTAAAGCTGAACTGATTTCGATGTCACCAACGGTAACAACTTTTGTGAATACGTCAGGACCAATAACACCCGGATAGGTCTTTTCATCCTGATATCTGTTCATTGCACCACCACCGTTTGACTTGTAGTTATCTCTGTCTGCGGCTGCTTGAGCTGACCATGCATCTTCGAAACCATTTTGTCCTGCTGAAAATCCCGGTAATTGATCTTCCAATAAGGAAACCAATGTGATTGTGGCACCAGTGATATAACTTGTCCAAGTTGGAACAACTGATGTAGTTGTACCTGAAGCGTAGACGAAACCACCGATTAAAGTAGTTGTCATGGCTGTAGTTTGGTCAAATGTATTCTTAGCTGCTGTCCAAGCTGAACCATCTTGTGGTAATACTGGACCAACTGAGAAACCAGCTTGACGATAACATCTGAAAATTGGTAATCCATCAATTCTGGAGAATCCTAAGAATTCCAACCAGTTTACTTTTGATGCTGTTCCCGGACCACTTATTAAGGTTTTACCACTACCACCAAAGGTTGTGTCACTACCTAAATAAACCCAAGTTCTCTTATCAATTCCACCAATTCTTTCTTGAATCTGATAAACACCTAATTGCCATTTCAAATCAGCGATGATAGCTGCTGTAATAGTAGCTGCTGTTGCACCACCACCTTGTAATTTGAAAACCAATGGTCTTTGTTCAGCTTCTTGATCTTCACGAGATCCATCACCATAAGCATTATCGTATTTGAAATCTACGAATAACAACTCAATTCTTGGAGAAGCGGTTGGTTTTACAGCTACTAAATCTAAACCGATTGTTTGAGCTGCGATCTTCATTGATACTGGAAGTAAATTCTGTGCAACATCACCACTACCGATGTTACCAGCACCTGCTTGCCATACTGAAGATGGGATAGTTCCAACTGTTGGAGCTAAAATGTTACCCATACCGTTTTGGTTAAGGTTGACATATGCCACGTTTTCATTGATATGAAGCTGGTGCATTTCAGCGTATTCGGCCATCCATTCTCTTTTTTCTTCGTCCTTTACTTTTAAGGCTTCGAGGATTGGTGTCCATTTCTTTAAAGCTTTTGCTTTGTCTACTATAAAGTGTGTCATAGTTTATTTTTTTATTATTTTTTTATTTATATATTTAATCAAAAAACTCACTTTTTTCCATTTTACCTGAATTAGTGGTAATTAAACATATAATTTTAACAGATTTAGTATCTGTTAAGAACATTTTTCATATGCTCAACTTGTTCATCAGAAAGTGAATAATTATCGTATGTATTTATGTTTTCATTCAATACTTTCTTTCCTGTGTTAGCTTGTGCATATTGTAGAAGATCTCTGGTTAACCAGAATGATTCTACTTTTTTCTCCGTAGTTAAGTCAGTATAGAATTGTGCTGTATCTAAAATACTTTCTTGTACTTTCGGATTTAATTTTTCCCAAATTGGCTGTAAGTCACTTGGAATATTTTCAACCAATGTTTCATTTAATGATCTGGTTGGTTTGAACAATGCTTTCTGCATTAATATAAGAACATCACTTTCGTTTGAATAATTTCCCTTGTTTTCGTTCATGACAAAGTTTACTTTTTCCTTATCTTCTGGAGTTAAACCATAATAAGCGGCTTTCTTCTTTTCAGGTAAGAATAATAAGAAGTGAGGATCTTCTGTCTTAGCGGCTTCGCGTTTTTTAGCGGCTTCGATGAGTTTCTTTATGTCTTTTGTTATCTGATTCGTATTTTCGTAAATTTTGGTTGTACCTAAAATTGTAAGTCTACTTTCTTCGACTTCAACTTCTTCGCCAGTATCTCCCATTTTTACAACTACAATTTTTGTAGTATCATCTGTTGCGAGAACTTCACCTGTACGAGTTGGTTCTTCAGTAGCTCCTTCAGTACCTTCTGGTTGTGCTGTTTCTTCATCTTTATCTCCCTTAACAGTAACAATCATACCCGGAGTAATACCTAAACCTGTTTCTTCTTGTGGTGGAACTTCCTCAGTATTTACACCTTCAGCATCCTGAGCTGGTGTTTCTTCTACTGGTGGTGTTTCACCTTGTACTGGTGCTTCCTGAGCTGGTTTTTCTTCAGCTGGAGGTGTTTCCTGAGCCGGTTCTTCAACCTTAGGTTCTTCTGTTGCACCATCTGCTGGTTTTTCTTCTGGTTTATCTTCATAATAATTTGAAGGATCATCAGTTGTCATATCACCAATGGCTTCAGTAACACCTAATTTCTCAACAACTCTCTTTGTGTAGTCAATGTGTCTATCAATGACTTCTGCTTCATATTTTTGATAAGCGATAGAATCGGTAAGATTTTCAGCCAACATTTCTGAATAACGGATACCGTTATCAGTTTGTTCTGCTACATATTCACCATATCTGATAGCGTTATCTACATGCTCGGCGATGTATTGAGTATAATCAACAATCTTTTCTGCACTTTCACTGATGTAATCGGCGTAATCAACAAGATTGTCAACCGTTTCGGCTACATATTCAGCGTACATAATGTTCTTATCGAGATGTTCTGCGATATAATCAGCGTAATCAGCTATCTTATCAAAGTTTTCAGCGATGTATTCACTATATTTAATAGTGTTTTCAGTCTGTTCAGCTACATATTCGATAAAACTAATACCGTTATCTAACTTTTCAGCGATGTATTTTTGATAATCAATAACTTGGTCGGTTGTACCTGCTAAATAATCAATATAACCAATTGTTTTTTCGACTGCTTCTGCGATGTGGTCGTTGTGTTCGATAATGAGTTTTGTTTTTTCTTTGTTTTTCTCAACTCTTTCTTCCAGTTTGTCGTTTGTTTTCTTCAACTGTTTGTTTTCTTGAACTAAAACATTAATCGCGTCTGCTATCTGATCAAGATATTCGGCCATTCTTTTTTGACCCTCGGATAATGTTTCGAATTCTTCATAAAGGCGAGAGAGTTTTTCCGGATCGAAATTCTTTGAATTAAGAGTTTCTTCAATGGAATTTTTTGTTTTCAATAACTCACTGTCTAAATAGGATTTGAACTCTTCCAATTTTGTCTGAGTTCCAATTTCGTTTTTTTCCATATTGAACAATTCATTTATTTTTGACTCCTCAGATATATCGAATATCCTGAAGTTTAAATTTTCATTGAATCCCAATGATTCATTCATGTTTTTCAATTCCATTCGGGCTGAACTAAATCCGGGGTCTGCAACACAATCATAGGTGAATAACTTTTTAATTGTTACTTCACCATTCGATTCTGTTACACCGGCAGCTCTACTGGAAACGAAAATAGGTAGGTCATCATCTACAAGAGCTTGTGCTTCCTTTCCATAAAAGGTATTAGTTAATTTAATTTCTCCATCAACTCTATTGGTTTCCTTTATAAACCAAGCATTTTGAATTGTATGAGAAATACGAGTTAAGCTAGTATCAAATACATCTGGATGATCAAACTCTCCATAGACAACTTTTAACAGTTTTTTTCTTTCTAATAATTCACTAAGATGGGGTAAGAATTTCTCTGCGGTGTAAATCCTGTCATTTCTATTTCTAATATTGAATTCTGTAAAAATACCCTTCATGATATATAGGATATTACCCTTACTACTTACGACCTCATTGATTTTCTCCAGACCACCCAATGTATTATCAATTATTATTACATTTTTCATAGTCTATGGTTTCAATGCTTTTTTTATATATATTCACCAAATAATATGGTATTTTTCCATTAAAAAGATATGTTTGACCTCAACTGATTAATATATAACAAGAAAACCCTTTAAAGCATGCTAATTTCAAAGATTGTTCAGATTGTAATTACGAAAAGAAATATCGGATTTTTTCGTAAAAAAGGATACGATGCTGAAATGATGGATACCCTTAGTGTATTTGTGGGAGATTTACCCGAAAATAGTCATTGTGAAGTTGATGTTTCTTGTGATAATTGTAAAAAAATTAGAAAAATGAAATATTTTGAGTATAAAAGATATGGTGATAAATATATGTGTAGACAATGTTCGGAAGGTAAAAGGCAAGAAACAAGCATGAAAAATTGGGGGGTTGATAATCCCTCCAAGAGTGATATAATAAAACAAAAGATAAGTGATACCTTAAAAAAATTAAAATCTTAGATAGTGGGTGTTTGTCCACCACCTTGTCCTTGTCCACCGGCCTGACCACCTCCACCCTGAGGTCCACCAGCTGGGCCACCCTGAGGAACACCACCTTGCGGTGCACCACCCTGAGGACCACCAACACCACCTTGCGGTGCACCACCCTGAGGACCACCAACACCACCTTGAGCACCACCTTCAGGGGCACCACCTTCAGGAGGCGGAATTTCTCCACCACCACCCGGACCACCACCACCCGGCTCTTCTGGTGGATTTAATCCCTGCTCTAGCATAAATTTCTTTCGTTCTATCATTTTATATTTCTCATTTTCTTCAATATCTTTATCAGTGAATTTCATGATATTACGGGCTATCCATTCAACACTTAAATATGGTTTATCTCCCATATCTCTTAAATTACTGGATAGATTGGCTGCTATTGATGCCCTTTTATCTAAGTTGGCTAAATATTTCCATTCTTCAAATAACACATCAGAATTAAACATTAACTTCATAGAGTTAAAGAATACAACATCTTTCTTTAATTCTGGAAAATTCAAAATCATTTGAATTCTCAAAGGTTTAGTAATAATTTCTTTAAAAATGGTTCTAATACGATTGATAAAATTCTTGAACTTAATTTCATCTCTGGTTATCTGAGTAGTTGAGTCATATAATGTACCACCACCACTTTCTTCTTCGAATCTTTGGAATGGAATTTTACTTGCTCTTTTAAAATTCTTAAAGAACCATTGTAAAGTAACATCTTCTGCTAGATTATTTTGTTCTGGTTTTACTATTTCGAATGATGGTGTTTGACCAGCACTTGATGGAAACCAGAAATCTTTTGCGTGAGGAATGTTTGTACTTCCATTCATCATAACCAATCCTAAGTGTTCATCCCATTGAACATCTTCATGGTAATCGGACATTAATTCATAAATCTGTTGTTCGGCTTGTTGACGGGATAAACCATCAACTGGAATTATAAATTTTTTGTAAAGAGAAGCTTGATTAATATTGTATAATAATTTTGCCTGTTCAATCATTTTTAATTGATTAAAAGGTCTAATAAGGTTTTCAACATAACTTGTATCACCATATTCATTATTATTAGAATATGATATGTATACAATTTGTGAATCCAATAATACTCTACGAAGTTGAGGATTATCTGGGTATTGAATCCAGATCATTGTATTGGATACTGGATCTGTAGCCACAATTAATGTTATTGGATCAAGTGGGGCCAAATCTATGATATTTTTTTGACGATCATCATAAATGATTTCATAAGCGATATAACCATCAATCAATAAACTTTTAAGATAATTCCAAGCAACGACACCATCAATAAAATTGAATTCGTTCATTAATCTATCAAACACTTCTTGATATTTTTGTCTTGTTGTTTGGTCGTAACTATCTGGTAAATCCTTTATATAACAAAATTTGTTATTGTCATCATATATAATACACTCATCACATATTTGAATGATGAAGTCCTTTATTTCATCTTTGATTGAATATTGTCTTAGAATTTTTCTTTTATCTAAATATGTTCTATCTAAATAGGCTATTGATTTCTTATCGAGAAAACGAGCAATCGTTTTTTTAGTAAATAAATCATACATATTTGTACTCTGGGGATGGTATAAAACATCACTCGTTTCTTCATGAACACCCAAGGCATAAGCATTTTTGATCTTCATATCATTATAATCAAGACCACCAAAAACATTAGATAATCCTCTTAAAACTCTGTTGAAAATTGTCGGGTTTTGTTGGGCTGACTGTTGACTTGAATAATCACCTCTATAACTTGCCACAAATTGAAATTATTTTTTATTTCAGTTATCCACTGAATATAACCTATATATTATTTTATATTAATCAAAAAGTTTAATCTTTAAAGAGTTCGAAATGAGTTTCGAGCTGTCTAAGTTTTTTTAATAAATCTTTTTCATCACTGTCTAAATCACCTAATATTTTATCAAATGATTCTAATATTGCCTTAATTTTATCTTTTTCAATATCTATTTGAGAACTTTTATATGTTTCTATAATGTTTTTTCTATTTAACAATTTACAATCAATAAACATCATCCTCTGAGCAATCGTACTTGATATGGCATATAAATCTGGACTTCCTGATGAAAATTTATTTATTTTATCTGGATCATAAGCCGTCAAAGAATATTCATATCCCCCATTCATCTTTAAAAGATTATATACAGCGTAAGATTCAGATCTCAATGGAACTTCATTTAGAACATTTTCCCCTTTTAAATGTATATTTTTATTTTTATCTATTCTATCACTATTAGCTTTAAATATTCTATCAAAGACGGCTATTCTGTATTTATATGGCAAATAATCAAGATTAAGAGCATACATAATCATTTTTTTATTTTTTCCATATCTCTGAACTATTTTTTCCGATTCTCTGAAACCTAATACATAAATAGGACACCATATTTTCAAAGAAGGTACATATTTTTTATCGATATATTTTTCCTCATAAAATTTATCACTTATGTATTCGTATTTTATCAGGTAAAATTTACCCGGTAATAATTTAGATGGTTTGGCAACCATAACCTCTTTGTTATTGTTGTTAATCAAATCAAAAATGATATGAGTAGATTCATAAACACAAGTTTTCAAATTCTTGTTATATTCTCCCAATAAAGCGTAACATTCTTCAAGAAATGTCATAAATTAAAATAATTTTACTTTTGGATTGTCTTTATCTTCAAAAAACTTAGGTGTTATTATATAAAATTCAATCCCTTTTTTTTCACAAAATTTCTTAGCAGCTGACCACTTGATAATATTTTTCTGAAATGTTCTCAAAGCATATTCGTAATTCTTCAAGGATTTTGCTGTTTTTGTCTTAGGTTCTTTTGGTGGTTCAAAATTTCTATATTCACTCCAAGGTTTTATTTCTAAAACAACTATACGAGTACTACCATCACTCTTTTTAAATTCACAATAAGCGTCAGGATAATAACGATGTGTACTCCAATTTCCATGTTCATTAACTTCATATGGAATTGTTAATCCCTCAGCTGACCACTTTAAAACTCTATTATTGTTGTCTAAATAGTAATAGAGTTTCCTTTCCCAAGATGATCTAAAATAAATTCTTTCAAGATCTCCCAAATATTTATCTGGGTTCATACAAACATAAAGACCCTGATGGTATTTTTTATTATTAGGTGGATGACTATTTCCCATAAACTATTTTTATTTTTATATATTAAAAAATCCCTCACCATCATTACAAGAGTCCAAACTTATTGTGGGAATCCCCTCTTGATTTGATTTTTTATTCAATAATTTATTATACCCATCCGCTGCCCCTCTTTTAAAAATTTCAGTGAAATAGGGCATTGCTACTTTAAATTTTTTATCATTGAAACTATTCCAATTTAAATACATGAATAATAATCCAGATTGTAAACAATCTTTTTTATCATCCTCAGTTTTGTAACGGT